GGGGCTTCATTTTTACTTAGGATTTTAGAGAACTCCTGTTTAGCCTGGGTTTGTATAGCTTTACTATGGCGTTGGGCCTGGGTGTCTTGCATCTCCTGGGTGAGCCACTGGTCAATGGCTATTTTTAAAAACCGGTACCGAGTGCCTAGTTTAACAGCTGGAAGTCTGCCAAATCTAATTAATTTGTAAATGTGGCCGGTACTGTATTGTAAATATTCAGCTAGTTGGGCTACGTTTAAGATTTCAGGGGTCATTTTAGGGTGTCCTTTTATAATGCTAAGATTTCCTCTAAAGTTAGAGGGGGGAGATTCCCGTCATAAGGGCCGGAGACATGTTTAGCTTTTAATTCAGCGACTGCCTCTTTACTCAGGATTATGGAGTCGTCTACAATGCCGTGTTTTATTTCAGGCAGTTTCGTTACGTTGGCTAGTAACTTGGCTCTGAGGTTTAAACCCTTGAGTTTGGCTAGTTGGCTGTCAACCCACTCTAACTCTGAGGTTGAGTCTAAGTCAGTCTCAATGTGCTTTTCTAGGGTGGATATTCTATTTTCTGTGTTTACCACGCCTATTAGTTGTAATTTAGTTAAGGTAATAAGAATAAATATATTCATTACTCCTTGAGGCGTAATGAGGTAAGAGGTGGCTTTAGTTAACAGGGCGTCTTTTTGAGTTAAGTATAACCTGTCTAATATATAACATATATTGGTAATCTCTACGTCGTCAGCCTGTTTAAATACCTGTAAGATCTTTTCAATAATTTGTGCCAGTCGCACAGCTTCAGGGGCAAATATCATTATATTATTATTCTCCTTGTAAAACTCCTATTGCAGCTTTAAGTGTGGCCGCAGCCACCCCTTCAAAATCTGGCTCGCTTAGTTGGTAATGCCAGGCCTGTGTCAGTTTATCTAAAGTTTCTATAATTTTAGACTCTTCATATCTTTGGATACTTAACATTCGCTTAACATATCCTGATAAAAATTCCATGGATTCTAACCACACATAACTTGCCAGGTAATTAGTAAATAAATCAAGATGCGCTTGTTTTTGTACTTCTGTCAATCTTTCATTAGTTTGGGTGTAAGATTGATATGCTAACGCAGAGGTAAAAGTCTCGTCATAAACAATATCCATTGCATTTGCAAACGCTCCTGTTCCATACCCAGTGGGTTCTGCCATAGCATTATCAACCATATTTTTTTGCTGACTAGGAGATATAGTTATTCCTATGTCTCTTGCTTTAGCAACCAGTTTTTCTATTGAAGTATTTATAATATTTTTTTTAATCTTTTCTCGTATTGCCGTCTGGGTGTTAATATATTTTGCCTTAAGTTGCCTTGTAAAACTTAGTGAATGCGGGTCTATTAATACGCCATGTGTTGCTTCATGGTATGCCGTGGCTAAACTTTCTTCAGTTAATAGGTAGGCTATATGAAATTCTCCCCTATCTACATTATAAAAATGAATGGCCCAAGCTCCACTCCAAGCAATAGTTTTGCCTCCCTCTATGCCAGCTATTTTGGATACAACATCTTTCCTACGTTCTGCGTACTTATTAAAAAATTGAGTAACGGCAGATTTAACTGCTGTTTCTATGTCAGCTTGGCCTCCTTTTACCATAGCATCTAGTATGACATCCCAGTCAAAATCACTTACGCTTATTGGTAGTTGCGCTAAAACTGCTCCAAATTCTGTTGAGCTTATATACCCTTGAACAACAGCCAATATAGCAGATTCCACATCTTCATATAACTCATGGCTTACTATAGTTGATATATACCTATGGCCGAAAGATCTCAATAGTGAGTTAAGACGGGTCTTATAAATATTCTTTACCTGTAAAGGTTCACTTTTGAATTTTATTATTCTAGGGCGGTCTTCTTTTACAACATCAACAAGTCCTGCAGATAAATCAGATATTAGTCTATTAACTAATTCTCCTATTAGTTCATACGGAGCTTCTAATGTTCCACGTGGCATTGTATTATTTTATCCTCTTGACATAATTTTAAATATGTGTTATTATATATACCTATTATATTTAGTATAGTATACACCATTATTAATTCTTTGTCAATAAGGTGCTGATATAGCTCAATTGGCCAGAGCAGCTGACCTGTAATCAGCAGGTTATTAGTTCGAGTCTAATTATCAGCTCCAAATTTTTTGGAGGGGTGTCCGAGTCTGGCCAAAGGGGGCAGACTGTAAATCTGCTGGCGAACGCCTTCGGGGGTTCAAATCCCTCTCCCTCCACCATATTAAATATTGTGTATAATAAAAAAGGAGTTGACTTATAAGTGCCTCGTGGAAATCCTGGTGGTTATCCTATTGAAATAAAAGAACAGGCTATGCAACGTTATTTGCAGTTACGCCCTGTGCATAGTTTAGGAAGTGCAGAATTAAAGGTTTCAACTGAGTTTGGCTGTAGTTTATCTTCTGTTCGTCTTTGGTCTAGTCAGTATGGATGGGAAGATAAGTTGCAAGAAGTACAGGATGATGTGTGGAAGGTATGTAAAGAAAGACTAACTAAGATAAGAGAAAAACAATTAAATTTTGCAGAAGAGTTAATGGATAAGGTAGTTGAAAGATTAAGAGATGGAGAAGGTAACATTTCAGTTAAAGATTTTATAGACCTATCAGACCATATATCAAAATTGGCTGGAGGTAATGTCATTAGACATAAAGAAGGTGAAGTTAATATAAATGTTGGATCTGAAAACAGAGATAGAACGTTTAGAGTCCTCGCCCAATTTGACGGATCTGGAGAAGGAAAAGTTAGACAAGCTGAAAAGTTTAACGGAGAAGGATTTGATTCGTCTTCAGATGGAGATAACAGAGGCCAGAAAAGCATTATTGAGTATACCCCCGCAGACGGATGAGGAATTATATACATGGATGTCTCACATTCAGAATGTAAAAGTTCCTAGGTGGTCTGTTTGTGAAGATCATAGTGCTCCATTTCAGTTTGTGTCTGATGCTTATTTTAGCAGATTTAATGATGCAATAGTTATTGCAGCTAGAGGGTCAGGCAAAACCTTAGCCAGTGCTTCTTTGGCGGTTCAGTGGGGCACTTTGTTTCCTGACTGTGAAATAACTGTTGCTGGTTCTAATAGAGGGCAGGCGTTACTATGCCATAAACATGCTGCAACTCAGGTATTAGATCCTATATTTGCTGGCTACGTAGATCCTGGCAATGTTTTTACTCAGAGGATTGGATGGCAAAATGGCTCATTGCTTAATATAGTTACACAAAGTATTTCAGGTGTGTCAGGCCCCCACCCTCAAAAAGCAATTGCAGACGAGGTAGAAGAGTGGGATTTAGATGTGTATGATCATTTTCAAGGTACTGCTAGGAGTAAAGGTAATATAACAAACCAGATAATTACTGTATCTACTAGGCATAGAGAGGGTGGGTTGATGGGCAGACTGTGGGAAGAAGCTCCTGATATGGGTAAAAAACAGTATGTGTGGTGCTTGCTAGATGTTATGGCTCCTTGTAAAATTTGTCAAAAAGAGAATTGTCCTCTTTGGGAAGAGTGTCAAGGAAAGGTAATGTATGCTGATGGTTATCTTTCTTTAGCAGATGCTATTATTCAAAAGAAAAGATTTAGTCCTGCATCTTGGAAAGCACAGGGTTTATGCAGAATGACAGTTAGAGAAGATGCAGTTTATGCTGAGTATATTGATACGTTAGACGGACATTTATTTGCATATGAATATAATCAAGATGTTCCAGTATTTTGGGGTATGGACTTTGGCTATCAGCATCCCGCAGTTATACTGTTTGCTCAGATAGTAAATGGAATTATTTATGTATTTGATGAGATAACTGTCACTCAAGAGAGAGTGCCTACTATAGCGGCTCAAGTAGTTAAAAAGGGGTATAAAAAACCCTTGGTGGCTTGGAGTGGCACTGATAGGCCAGATACGGTGGCTGAATGGCACGCTGTAACTCTTCCTAGTGGGGAAAAAGAATCTTTTAATGTAAATGCCATTAAAGGAGACCAAAGAAGTATATATGCAGGAATACAGTCGGTAAAAGGAGTGCTTGTTAATGCTATGGGAGAAAAAAGATTATTTATACATCCTAGATGTACAAACCTTAGAAAGGATCTTAGAAGTTATAGTTGGACTCTTCCAGGACAAAAGGTGTATATTACAAAGGAACACCCTGCTATAAAGCAAACAGACCACCATGTAGAAGCTTTAAGATATCTGGTAGTAGGATTACAAAACTATAGCCATAACTATCTATATGTACCTAAAAAGAGGAATTATGGAGAAGCACTGTCTTACAGGGTATCTTGACACGTTTAGAAAAATATGTTATAATATAACATAGTATTTATATATATAATATTTACTGTATATTGTTTATTGATCAATAAAAGGAGTAAAATGGGAGAAACCATTTCTAAAAAATTAAAGAGACTAATTTCCGATACATCAAGTAAGGTATTAAGCAGCGATGTGTCCACGAAAGGGATTATATCTAATGCTATAATTAGGACTATTGCAACACCTGGGTATACAAACATTCCTGCCCAAGAAAGTTATGATTGGGGAGATTGTTATAGTAGCCACCCTTTTATATATAGTTCTGTTTATCAACTTGCGATGTCTGCTGCTAGAGCTCCATTAAAGCTTTGGGAATACAAAAAAGATGATAGTAGAAAGGAAATAAAGTTTGGGATAGGATATGACTTACTTCACAATCCTAATGAAATTTTTGATAATATATTTGATTTACTTGAGATAACATTTATCTGGTTAGAGTTAGCTGGAATATCTTATTGGGTAATTGATTCTAAAGATGGAGTATGGAAGGACACAATGACTACAGATGAGTTAGAATTGTGGCCTTTAAGACCAGATAGAATGTGTACTATACTAGATAATGACAGGGTAGTACAAGGTTATTCTTATATGCCGTTTTTTGGAGCACCTGTTCCTATAAACAAAGAACGTGTTTTTGTGTTTAGGTATGGTAATCCAATGCGAGCTATTGAGGGGCAGGCTCCCACTAAAGCTGCAGCTTTGTCAATAGAACTAGAATTAAATGCAATGTTGTGGAATAAGAATTTTCTAAGGAAAGGCGCTAATCCTGACATTATTATTTCAGTACCAGGAAAGTTAGATGAGGAGTCTAAAAAGGCTATGGTAGATGCTTGGGTAGATTCTTACCAAGGAGTAGATAGTTGGCCTGGTATAGCGGTATTGGATAATGAAGGAAAGGTAGAAAAATTAACGTTAGCCCCAAAAGATGCAGATTGGAACTCTCTACGTAGACTTACTAGAGATGAGTTGCTAACGGTCTGGGGTGTACCTCCAACCATCTTAGGATTATATGCAGAAGGAGTAAATAGGTCAGTAGCAGATATTCAACGTACTGCTTACTGGGAAGATACAATGATGCCTAAATTAGAGAAATTTCAAATAAATGTTACTTCTAAATACTTAAAAAGAATACATCCCACTAGAAATTGGATTGCTGAATTTGATTTAAGTAAAATTCCTGCCTTGGAAGAGGCTAGAGCTACACGGGATGCTAGATGGAGAGCTAACATTATAATGGGAGCATCTCTTATTAATGAGTATAGAAAATCAGTTGGAGAAAAGCCTGTTGCATGGGGCGATGATAGGTGGATAAATGTTAGTGCATTATCTGGAGGGGTACCTAACACGGGTGCTCAACCTACCACGCCTGCTAGTCCAGATACAAATCCTAATCCTGATCAGTCTGGAGGAAAGGGCGGTAAGTTTGGGGATATAATTATTAATGACAGGTTTGACAGTATGCTAGGGGTATAGAGTAATATAGGAGAAAATAATGGGCAATGTGACATTAACGGATCACCCACAAACCAATGGGGCAAACATACAATGGACTGGTGGGCATTGTGCTGCAATCAATAAGGGGGTTACAGAGCCTACCATCCCCAGCATTTCTACTTATGTTTCCGTAGCGTTCACGAGTGGCCCCACTAAATATAGTAGCCAGTTGTGGAACACATTCAATGCAGTAAGTGTCTCTCAGGTAGTACTTTGGATATATGGAAAGACAAATCATCCTGAGGATGCTACTTTACCAACTGTCAGTATTTATATGGGGGGAGAGTGGATAGATAGTGATCCCATTCCACTTACAGATGTGGGGTCTTGGTATCCAGCTATTTTCAATGGTAATTGGACGCAAGAAGATGTTAATTCCTTCCAGACCAGTTTGAATAGGGTTCCAGGAGTAGGAACCACAACTATTTATGCCCTGTATAGAAGGGTAACGTATTCTGTGCCTTAAATTGGTGTAAATTATGCGAGAAAATAAAAGAATAATGATTATAAATAAATGTACTATTCCTGTGAAGGGAAGTTGTAGGATAGAACCAGGAGGTCATGTTATTATTCCAGAGAGTCAAGTTAAATACTGGTTAGCATTAGAGTATCTTGGTTTTGTTAAGATTACTTCTGCAAATGATCCTATTATTTCAGGGCCTCTAAAGGATCCCCATAAAATAATTTCTGTACCTGAAAGAATGAGATCTACCCCTCAAAATCGTATGTTAGATAAAGGTCTTAATAAGTAATAAGGAAGGATAAACTATGATAAGAATCCGTACACTACAGTTAAAAGGAGATGATAATCCTTTTGAAAAGGTATTAGTTACTCAAGATGTATTAAATAGAATAAATGAACAACATGCATTGGTTCCTCTCGCTGAAGACCAGGTTTATGTTAGAAAGTTTAGATTGGCACACAATCAACAAGATTTGATGAATGAAAAATTTAGTCCTGCTCTATTAAGAAAGTTTGCTAAGGATGCTAATGTGGGAAGATCTATGCTTATAGGGCATAACTATAGATCTTCTCCTATAGGTAGAGTTTTTGAGGGGTATACTACAGAGGAAAATGGCACTATGTGGCTCATGGGTACTTTTTACACCCCAATTATAGCTGAAAATAATGAGTTAAGATCCTATATAGATGCTGGAGTATTTAAAGATGTCTCAATTGGGTTTTTTGCGGATACTATAGTATGTAGTGTTTGTGGTGTATCTATGAAAGATGCCGCCTGCCATCACTATCCAGGACAAACCGTAGACGGAAAAACTGTTATAGGAATGTGGGATGTTCCAGGGGAGATGGTAGAAAGTTCAATTGTGTACATGGGTGCTCAACCAGGAGCACAACTTGTAAAAAACCTTATACCAGATGAGGATTCTTCTAGGTGGCCTGTAAACTCTGCTACTAAAATTTATCTTCCAGTTAGTAATATTCTAAAAGATAGAATATTTACTTCTGTTGCAGAAATAACTAAGGGTGTTAATGATAAAATTAATGTATGTCATTATTTTCTTGGTAACGTTAGTACACCGCAGGAACCAGAACTAATTGGAAAGGATGTTATTGAAGAATATAATATTATTGGCATAAATGCTTCATTAGAGAGTACAATAGGTGATGACCTAAAACTTATGAAGTTAATAGATGTTCAAGTAAAAGTTTGGGACGAGACTGATAATCAAATTAAATATAGAATAAAAGATCCTAGTCTATTTATTTCAGATT